TTTTCACATGCCGCAATGGCTTGTTCACATTCTATTTCATAAACTGACATTGCTGGATGTTCTAATGCATCTAACATTCCAACAAATCTTTCTGCATCATCTTTCTCCTCGAAAATCTGAAGAATTTTGCTACCATCTCTAGCGGTAACTGCATAAGCTCCTTCATTTTCATGACCTATTAAGGTGAGGATATAAGACATTAGTTGATTTCGCAGGCCTCTAAATAAATTGATTTTATAATACCTTTCAATTCAGTTTTATTAAGATCTTCATTCATTTCTTCTATATATCGATGAAGAGTTGTCAATGTATCTTCATGTTCAACACTATCTACAGAATTATCATCGAGAATACTATCATCAATAATTTTTAAATCATGAACACCAGCATCATAGAGTCTTTCTACAATACGATCAAACCATATAACATCTTTTTTATTCTCAACAACTAATTTGACATAACAATCTTTATAGTCTAAAGGATTAAAATTTTTAAAATCCCATGTATCTTCATTGTAAAATATTTTTTTAAACATCTGATAAGGATTTTTAAAAAATTTTAAGTTCAATGTAGACGGTTCAAATAGATGAAATCCTCTGGTAGCATTTACATCATTCCAAAATAACTCGTATGGATTGCCAAGATAAGTTACATTACCTTTTGTTGACTGGTGATGAAAGTGACCAGAATATACTCTACTAAATTTAGAAAAAATATCTTTATCCCATCCACCATTAAATGTATGACCAGGAAGTGCTGTGAAACCATTTAGTTCAAGATGACCACAAACAATATTAGAATCAGTATTCTTTAAGTGTTCTCTTACAGTATTTTCATTCTCCTGATTAATCCAAGGCAATAATGTAAATTTACCACCATCTATTTCCACATCAGTAACTTCATCGTAGATGGTAATGTTATCAAACGAATCTAACAATAAAGAAGGAGTATTAATCTTATTAGTATTTTTATAATATGCAGTATGATTACCAACAATCATATGGATATGGATTCCCATATCAGCAAGAACTTGATAGTACTCATTCTTGATACGATGCCATGCACAAAAATCAATACCTTTTCGGTTATCAAAAGTATCACCCAGATCTATGATAGTTTTAATATTATATTTTTCTAAATTTGGAAAGAAAACATTACGATAGAACTTCATAAAATATTCCCAAAAAATTTGAGAATTTTTTCTACCGTCAAGATGTTGATCAGTAATCAAAGCAACCGTCATAATTTAACGCCCATACTAACATTCGCAACTCTTGTGTATAGGTGTAATGTACCTTCCTGTTCACATTTAAGATGCCAACGTGTCATAACTGTTACACCATCTTTGGTAGCACCAGTCATCATCCGACGACCTTCCTTAGTCATTGTTGAATACAATCCATAACGTGTTTCCCAGACATAAAACACGTCATCAATAAGTTCAGCACCTTCTGGAAGATCGTTAACAGTTTCTCTTTGGTGTGCTATATCTAGCATTTCTTCGTGTGTCATCGATTGCGAATTTCAAGTGATTCTTTAATGCTATTCATATCAGACATATTGTATCCTACTGCACTACTATCTGCATGAAACACTTCATCAAATCCAGATTTCTCTAGTAGCTTGGTTTTAATATCCAATTGTTTCTTTTCTTTTTGAATTCTACGCAAAAAAGCATAGTAAATAATTTGAGTAAAATAAGCAAAAGGATTAGTTGATTTAGCTGGATCAAAATTATTAATGTATTGAAGACAGTTTTCGATACCGTCACAAATCATATCATCCTTGAACATATAGTTCACAAAGTTAGGACGGTAAGAAAGATGTGTAGCAATTTTCAGAAAACATTCTCCAATGTAATCAGGAACTTTTGGTTTAGGTTCACCATTAGCTTTTGCATTACTTACTTTTTTTCTGTAAATAACAAGCGCTTCAAGAAACTCTCTGTTATTTACATAATGTTCTTTCTTTTTAGTCATAGCTAATCTGGGTTTGAATACATTATAGTATAAACTAATCAATTGGTCAAGTGGCCTCTTGACAACTTATGGAATTCTCAGTATAATAACTCTGTCAGGGTTCAAGAGATGCTTTAGCTTTGTTTATATAGCTGTTCCAATATATTTCTAGTATTTTTTACAGAACCAATCTTACCTTCATAATCAGATAGTTCTACTTTATTTGTAGAGTTGTCACCCAAATAATATTTTCTAAAAGTGGAATTGTATAATTTTTTAATCTTATCGTCGGCTTCACAAACAGCAAATACTTTTGACCTATCTAATAAAAATAATTCATCTTTGGCAAATTTCAACCAAGGAATTAAATCCACCTTAAACATCTCTCCATTAGGAGTGTTGATTACTTGGGACTTAAGTTGAAAAGGAGTATCAATTAAATATCCTTCTTCGCTTGTAATTACTTTTCCGATAAGTTCATCACCACTGATCAGTTTTACAATAGATGTAATTTCTTCAGAATGTTCTTCTGGATGATTGTGATGGTTATCCATATTTCTATTCTTTCCGAAAATTGACTGGAATAATCTCATAGTTAAATTTTTCTTGGGAATAAATTTTGATCCTCTCAACTAAATGATTGAGTGTGTAATTTTTTCTGTCTCCTATAGTAAAATCATCTGCGATATCATATAAAACAGCATTCGTTTTATTATTACCTTTCCTTAGTACTCTGCCGATCGATTGAAGGTTTCTAACTCTTGACTTGGAAGGACTTGCAAAAACAACATTATGTAAATTTTTAATATTGATACCTGTACTAAATGTACCGTATGAAGCTACAATAATTGCGTTATCTTCAGTTTCGGTAATCGCTCTAACTTCTTCTCTTTCTTCTGTATCTACACCGCCATAGATAAAAAATACTTTACGGTCTATAGGCACACTGCTATTTATTAATTGAAAAAGTGGCTCACCATGGGTAGCAACCCTACTGAACAATACCAAAGTATTACCTTCCAAGTCTTGAACTAAATTTTTAATAAATTTATTTCTTTTGTCACAAAGACAAATATGTTCCAATTCATCATTATAAGTCTCAAATTTTATTGGATTATGTTGAAGAAGTAATACATTAATTTTTAAAGTTGATAAGTATCCTTTATCAATAAGTTCATTGGTTTTAATAACTTTATCAACAGTTCCAAATAGTCCTTCTAAAACTAATTGATTTACACCTGATCCATCTAGTGTTCCAGTAAAACCAATTCTATGTTTGCAGTTATGCAACTTAGTCATAATTTGTACTAGAGACTTTGCTTTAAACTGATGAGCCTCATCTCCAATTACACAATCATATTTTTCAAACCATTTTTTTGGCATTTTATAAATTGATTGCCAAGTTGTTATAGTAATTTTTTTAGAACTATTTTTATCTTTACCAGCATATATTTTGTGACACTTATCGTCAGGTTGCCATCCATATTCTGTGAAGTCCCCCACCAACTGTTCTACTAATGATGTAGTAGGTACAACAATTAAAATATTAGATCCTTGATCGTAAAACCATCTTACGATACAATAAATCATTAAAGATTTACCTGATGCCGTTGGTGATAATAAAAGTTTGCGATTATATCTAAGTGCTTTATAAATTGCTGAAAGTTGATAATCTCTTACTTTAAATGGAATCTTTAATGATTTAACATAATCAAAAATTTCACCTGGCGTGATAGTTTTATTTTTTTCATTTGGAGATCCATAGTATTCATTATGTACATCTTCAAATGTATATCCACGTATGTTTAACCATTCTGTCAAGTATCCATATAAACCACAATATATTTGTCCGTTTGCAGGACTAAACAATTTAATCTTACCATCCCATATTCGTTTCTTATACTGAGGCATAAATTTTGCCCCTGGTACATCAAAACTAAAATACTCTGAAAGTTCGTATTTTATATGAGGTTCACAATCGACTGATAGATAAACTTCATTGCGTTTCTGAATCTTGACATCAGTCATTAAATACTACCTTGCATAAATTTTTGCCAATCGATACTATTTTTAATTTGGAAAGTTCGATTGTTCAATTGTTGGATAATTTTTTCAAGAACAAAAATTACCTCTTCATAATAATTTATACGGGTTGTAACATTTTGTATTTCTGGATCGGAGTCAATATACATTGGAACATCCTGTTTCAAAACTTTTAAGTCAAACGGATTTTCCTGATAAACTTCGTCCGAAGCCTTACCAGTGTAGTATTCAAATTTTTCTCTGATAAGAACTTTATACTCTTGTTCCTTTCTCAGTTTAATTAATCTTACGTCAGTCAAGTAATTTAAATACTTACTGTGTAATTGTGGAATTTTTGTTGACTCGTTATCGAGTAGGTCATTATCAATTTTTGAATCTTCAGCCCATTGGGATTTAATATCGTCAAGTGTGATCATAAAGTATTAGAGCGTTGTGTCAAAGTCTGAAATCCAATCCTCATTTCCATTCGTAACTACGATAACGGACATGTTTCTTGCAGTTAACTGTGCAATTAAACTATCGTATGCTGCTTGAATTGTTGCTGTTGTCATACTTCCTGAGTTGTCAACAAATAAAGCAACATCAGAACCATCTGCAAGTTGATCTAAATTACAGATAGAATAGATATCTGATGCATTAGCAGAATTACCATTGTCTCTATTAATATGAATAGGACCAAAAGTTTTCCCTGTATGATTTAGGCCCACATAAGATGTGTCATTAATGGTAATTGATGGTGATGTTGCTACAACCTTATTACCAACTTTAATATCAAATATTAAAGTTTCTACACCTTCAGTTCTACCATCTCTTAATACGGGAATAGAAAATGTTGCTGTATCACTATTTACAGTTGCTGATGGAATAGCACCAACATCTAAACTACTTCCTGTGGAAGTAGATTTGATTGATGCAGTCAATACAGTTCCATCATTAACACCAGTAGTTGCAATGTTTAAACCAACATTGGCAGTACCTGTTAATGGTTCGTTTATACTTGTTGATGCTGCAGTACATGTAACTGTAAATGGTGTATCTGATACAGTAACTGTAGTAGAAGAAACAATAGTACCACCAGTACTACCAAGTCTTACCTGGAAAGTAACTGTCTCGTCATTTTCCACTTCAAAATCTTGTTGTGCAGTTACAGTTACAGTACCAGTGTTACTATTAATTGTGAATTGACCACTATTAGTATTAAATTCACCAGTTGGATCTAGTGTATAATATAAAGTTGTATTATCTGGAACTCCAGTTGTGGTGGTAGTAAACGTAATAGAACTATCTTCAGCAACTGTCGCACTTGCACCAGCAACACTATAAGTTGCTGCAGATGTATCTGCTACTGCAATCTGAGTTCCAGTTGCAATTACATTACTGCCACTATCTGATAATGTGATAGTAAAA